TACACGACGCTCTTCCGATCTGCGGTATATTGGATATCTTTGTGAGAAACAGGGTTTCAAAGTCTCCTACACAGGGGCAAACATGGGGCTGGAAGACATGGGACGGGATCTGATCGTCTCCCGGGACAATGAGTGCTTCATCATCCAATGTAAACGCTGGGCAAAAGAAAAACAGATTCACGAAAAGCATATTTTTCAGCTCTTCGGCAGTTGCATCCTGTATGAATCGCAGCATCAGGATACTCATGTTTCCGGCGTTTTTGTCACCACAGCAACCTTGTCTGATCTTGCCCGGGATTGTGCCAACCGGCTCAACATACAGCTTTATGAGCAAGTACCTCTGTCTGACTACCCACTCATAAAGTGCAATATCTCTCGCTCCGGCGAAAAAATATACCATCTTCCTTTTGATCAGCAATACGACCGGGTAGTGATTGACCCCCAAGCAGGAGAATTTTTTGCTTCTACCATAGCAGAGGCAGAATCCGCCGGTTTCCGCCGCGCTTTTCGTCACAAAAATTTTGGACAATAGATATAATTGCTATCCGGCGAGTTCTTTCCTACCCTCTGGTTCTTGCAAAGTTCTACGAGGAAAAAACCTAAACGAAAAAGCGCCGCCCCCGGTGTTGGCGCACCGGGGACGGCTTACAAAGGGCAGTAAACATGGACTGGTATACTGCCCTCTCATCATATCATAGCATGGGAGGTTTTTCAATGGCACGAAAAATCATGTATCTCAGAAAATCCCGCGCCGACAATGCCTCCGAAACGATCCAGGAGGTCCTGGCCAAGCATGAGGGCATTCTTCAGGAATACGCTTCCCGGGAATACGGCGCGCCGATTCCGTCCGAAGACATTTACCGCGAGGTCGTCTCTGGCGAGACGATCACCGACCGCCCCATGATGCAGCGGCTTCTCCAGCTTCTGGAGACCGGCACGGTTTCCGGCGTCCTTGTCGTGGACCCCCAGCGGCTCACCCGTGGTGATTTAGAGGACTGCGGCCGCGTGGTCAATACCTTTCGATATACCCGTACGCCCGTTATCACCCCCACAAAGTCCTATAACCTGGAGGATAAATACGACCGCAAGTTCTTCGAGATGGAGTTGATGCGCGGCAATGATTACCTGGAATACACCAAGGAGATCCTCCTCCGGGGCCGGATCGCTTCCATTAAGAAGGGGCATTACATCGGCAACAAAGCCCCCTATGGGTATAAAAAAATCTTTCTTGATCCCGAGCGACACCTGCAACCCACCTTAGAAGAGTATCCCCCCGAATCCGCAGCCGTTAAAATGGCCTTTGATCTCTATGCAAACCACGGCATATCTCTGAATCAGGTCTGCCAGCAACTCACTTCCTTGGGCTTCAAACCCCGTGTCACCGATGTTTGGCACTCCCGGACCTTACATGATATGCTCCAGAACCCCGTGTACTTAGGTAAGGTCCGCTGGGGTTGGCGGCCCACAACCAAAATCATGTCCGGCGGCGAGATCGTTTCGACCCGTCCCCGGATGGGCCCCAGTGAATATCTCATGGTCAATGGTCTCCACCCGGCTCTGGTCGATGAAGAAACCTTCACGCGAGCCCAAGAACGGTTCGAGAACAATCCGCGCGTGAAAAACCGCGCGAAAATCGTCAATCCTCTGGCCAGTATCCTGTATTGCGAATGTGGGAAAGCCATGTCCTACCGCGATTACTTCAGCAAAGGGCGTGCGCACATCCGAGGCACCCGTTTCGTCTGCCCGCAGCAGAGCCGCTGTCGGCACCGCTCTGTTCAGTTCGGGGACTTGATGCCCCGGGTGATCAATGCGCTGGAGGAATCGTTGGCAAACTATCGGTTGGAGCTGCAGAATGACAACTCTGGTGAGATCCAACGCCACAAAGAGGCCGTTGCCGCTATCCAAGCCCGTCTGGCCGACATTGAGCGCCGGGACGATGAACAGCACGATCTTCTGGAGTCCGGCATCTACACCCGGGAAACCTTTCTCCGCCGAAACAAAAAGCTGGCCGACGAACGCCAGGCCGCAGAGCTCGCCCTCTCCGCGCTCCTGGCAAATGCCCCCACCGAGCAAAACACCCTTGCCATCGTCCGTAAACTCTCCGACGCCTTGTCCGCCCTGGAGGACCCTACCGCAGCACCCGAGCAGCAGAACTTCCTTCTCAAACAGGTCATCCGCCGCATCACCTATCATACCGACCAACCCCCGGTCTCCCCCGGCGGCCATTATCCCCCTCACGAGTTTTCTCTGGACATTTCCCTAAAATTCTAATATTTCCAACACTTTTATATTTTTGCCAAGCATTACTATCATCACGGTTCGCATGAAATAGAGCCTCAATGATGGCTATAGATTCCAGAGTAAAACAAACAGAAGAAGTTCTCCCAGGTGAACCAACATCTGAGAGAACTTCTTTTTCCTATCTGCGCTGCAATCCCTGGGGCCCTCTTAGGTTTCACTCCCACAGTCTCCACAAACGGGACATCCTGCAAAAATCCTGTAGTAAAAAATAGGAACAAAGCGCTCCTGTTCTTCTTTTCTGTCTGCTTCTGGTTGACAAATAGGGCGATTTATAGTAAAATTGGCGCACATAAATTTTCAGGAGGTTTCTATGAACCGGAATGTAAATCTTCGCGCAGACCTTATTACCCCCAATGTAGCGCTGTCCCTTATCCCCGTTTTCACTTCGGCATATGGCCTTGCCATATCTGTCGTTGAATCATATGATTTTCTCAGCGGTAACCTGAAACGCCAAGCTCTTCCCTACATTAAAAATTGGGCAGTTGAACACGAATTTCACCGTCGTGCTAAAGCTGGTACCATTCCATTCGAGGGGGATTTCATTTGGAATTCCAGAAAGAACCATCAACATGTTGAACTCAAAAAGGATGGTTTTATCCTCACTGTCAGCCAGACCCCAAACATTCATTCCGTTCCCCGTGATTGTGTCTTTCGCAACAAGCATTGCCTGGACGGACAAATTGCGCTGGCTGGGTTTGAAGATGAAGGCTCCGACAAAAACATCTATGCCATCTTGACTCATGGCTGTGGTGAAACTGCCCCTTCCTTCATCCTTTGCGGGATCCCCAGCCCTGATATGAAATCTTGGGCTCAGCATGTCAATCTATTCGAAGTCGCCCGTGGGATGGAGGTTATTGACTCGTCCCCCGTAACCGAAGAGATTAAACTGACGTTCCGAGATGAGGTGGAGGAGTCCGTCCGAAAATTTAGTGACTTGTAATATGTAAAACAAGAAGGAGGCAATTTCCCTATGGGAAAGTACACCAGATTTCAGCCAATCGAGCCATTGGTCCCGGCAAGGTTCCGGGAAGCTCGATTGGCACGTGGTATGACTGCCAATGATCTAGCATCTAAAGTTGGAGTTACTCGGCAATCTATTTCAAAATATGAGTTAGGAGTCACTGAACCAAGTGGTCCAATTTTGGCAGCTCTTTCTGAACAGCTGGAAGTCCCAGTCTCCTTCTTTTACAAACCATTATCTGCCCCAGAAAATCGGGGAACAACCTTTTATCGCAGTCTAAAAACAAACGCTGCCCGTGCAAAAGATGTCATGTCTTCCAAAAGCCATTGGGCAACCCAAATTGCCGCTTTATTATCAAAAGATATTGTATTTCCAGACGTAGACATTCCACCTCTTCCTGAGAAGTATAGTCAAAACCAGGAGTTTTCTTTTGACGAAATAGAAGACATCGCATTATACGTACGCAGAACTTGGGGTTTAGGTATTACCCCTATCCAAAACATGTCACGTCTCCTGGAATCACATGGTATCATCATAGCAACCATTAAAACTGGTTTCATGGAAACAGATGCTTGTTCGTCTTTCATTGATACACGACCTTATATTTTTTTGGATACCCAAAAGGAATGTGCCGTCCGTACCAGATTTAATATGGCACATGAGCTCGGACATCTGATTCTCCACGGAAATATCACACAATCTGACATAGAGGACAAAAAAATTCTAAATCGGATTGAAAAAGAGGCAAACCAATTTGCTTCCTCCTTCTTGCTTCCCCGCGATTCTTTTCTTCTCGATATCAGATCAACGTCACTCCAATCCTTTTTACCTCTAAAGAAAAAATGGAAGACATCAATACAAGCAATGGTATATCGTTGCCAAGAGCTTGACGTATTTTCCGATAACCAAATGATATATCTCCAAAAACAGATATCTGCAAAGCGCTGGCGCAAAACTGAACCCTTTGACAATGAATGGCCATCCGAAGATACCTATATCCTTTGCACTGCCGTAAAAATGTTACTTGAACGAGGCTACTACACAAAGGATTCGTTGCTCTCAACGCTTCGTTTTCCAGCAAAAGATATTGAAGAACTGTGCTCTCTTCCTAAAGGAACTCTTTCCACACAGGAACCTTCAAACCCAGTCGTTATCCAGTTTTCTACAAAGAACCGCACATAAAAAATAATAATTATATTGTAACAGCAATTGTTTTCCCTAATATTTAAAAGCACCCACCCCAAGCACGGGGTGGGTGTCGTTTTTTAATGCCACGGTGCCTGCCACAGTGTGCTCTTTTTCCAGTCGTTATCAAACCACAGCAGGTCTTTCTGTTTTGTGGTCAAATTCAAGCTGTTGATCACTGGCAGCCGCTGGTTCTTTTTGGAGTTTTTCAGCGTGGTTCCGGGGTCGTTGGGGTCTTCCTTGCCGTTCAAGTGTTTCACTGCCATCTTATACCGGTAATATTCGATTTCAGGCAGACCTGCTTCCTCCATGACCTTCAGGTTCCATCTGCCGTCGTCGTCCAGGATCTTCATCTTCCAGATGGCAAAGGCCTCCTCCTCCGGCAGGTTCATGCTCTCAAGGATAGAGAGCTTCCGATCTCCCTCGGTGGGTTTCCAGCCGTTGCTTCCGGTCAGGGACTTTTCCATCAGGTCCTGGTTTTCCCCGGTGAGCTGTTCTGCTATGGTCTGGGCTTCCGTCAGCGTGTCGCCGGTGATGCCCCGCTCGTTCAGCTTGTTCAGTTTGCTGTTTGCATCCAGAACTTTCCCCAGCGTGCGCTCCATCTGGAGGTAATCGTAGTAGGAATCGTAGCTTCCCCCTTCTTCCACCACCGACTGGGCCTTTTCATAGGTATCTTTCCCCTCATACTCCAGAGCGGTCTGCGCCCCCAGCACTTCCCGCGTCACCTTCAGGAAGATATCCTGCTCGGTATCCTCGTTGATTTCTCCGGCATACTGGGCGGCGGCTTTCTGGAAGGCTCCCACGTTCTTCATTCCCGCCCTGATGATCTCGTTCGCCTTGGCCTTCAGGTCACGATATTTCTTCCGCTTGTCTTTGGAGTCCAGGCTCAGGTCGTTCTCCATTTTCCGGATGTCTTCGTTGACATCAGACAGTTCCTGCGACACCTTGTTCCAGTAGTCGTAAGCGATGGTGGCTTCTGCGCTGCCGTCCTGCTCGGCGTATTTCAGCTCGTCCCCCAGGTCGTAGAACTCCCCGCTCAGACGGTTGCTGGTGGTGCTGTCTACCACAAAGGATTTTGCCAGTGGGTTCTTGCCAACAGGATTGGTTGGGGTCAGCAGGGGAAGCGCCAGGTCGCCAAACACGCCCGTGTAGCTGTCCAGCAGGTAGTTGATCTTGGCTGGGGACAGGCCCAGAGCGCCGCCGATGGCCTTGGAGACCTTGTCGGTCCTCTCGTTGTACCGCTCACCCGGCTTCTTGTTCTGCATGGCCGTGGTTTCGATGTCGCTGCCATACCAGGTCTTTCCGGGATTGTCTTCGTCAAAGAGGGCGGCATCGCTCCAGGATTTCAGAATGTGCCCAGATAGGGGATTGATGACGCCCACGTTGGTCCACACGGTGTCAATCAGCTCTCCTGCATCCACTTCTTTTCCCTTCGCCAGATTGATGCCTGCGTTGGCAACCGCTCCCATCGCCGCCAGTGCGCGGCCTCTTGGGACCTTGAGCCACATGCCGTCCCACTCTTCGCTGAAGATCCTCATGGGAATCATGAAGTTTCCGTCCAGGTCTCTCTGGTTCAGTTCCTCGTAGTCGTCCTCTCCCCCAAACAGGGCGGCGTTGATGATGGCCGGGGCAACGCCAAAGACGGCGCACTTGGCCCCCAGGGCCACCCAAGCCTTTACCGTTCTGTCATTGTCCTTAAAGGTCCGCACCAGCTTATCAAACCCCTGGATGGAGGGATTCAGGAAAGGAACAAAGGTTGCGTTCAGCCACTTTGTGGCCTGTCCGCTCCGCCCGAAGTTGGTGGTGATGTCCGCCGCGTTGTACATGGCTTCCATCAGCTCCTCCTGGGTCCGGTTCCCTTTCTGCGCCGTGGCCATGAATTCCGCCAGTCTGGGCCATTGCTCCACCGCAAGGTTAATGGCAGAGATTTTCCCCACCAGTTTGGCCAACTTGCTGTCCTTGGGCAGCTCCACGCCCTTTTCGCTGTTGTAGACCGACGCCGCCGCTCCCCCAAGCGCTTGGTAAATCTTCCACTCGTCTCCGTTTGTAGCAATCTGCTTCAGGGCCGGGCCAAAATAGTTCTTTGCAAATCCCTTTATGTCCGTGGTGTACAGCAAAGCGTCCTGAAAATCCTTGAGCCAGTTTTTCAGCGTGAAAATCGGGTTCCAGGATGTAATGGTTTTTTTGTAAATGTTGTTCGCCGCAATGACCGCTTTCATCGCCCGTTTGTCGTTCTCTCCAGTCGGTGTCAATCCCTTGACGCCCTCGAACATTTCCGGCGTCAGGGTGATCTCGTAGGCCTTCCCGTCTTGATAGACTGTAAAGGTGTTATCCTTGGCAGTCTGTTCATTTCGGAAGGCTTCCTCCAGATCTAGTTTCTGTTTTTGCGCCGCCACGCTCTGCACATTGATAACGTAGTCCTGAGAAATTTTATCACTCAGCAGCCTTTGCCCAAACCGATTCTTGGAGCCTTCCCGCACCGTATTCATGGTCTGCTGGGCCATGGCCTTATCGATGTCCATAAGGGGAGCATCGCTGCCCTTGGCCCGCTTAACGGTCTTACCAACCCGGACTCCTTTCTCCTGCTTGGCCGTGTTGACGCCGTCTTGCCTGCGGAAAGTCGGTACATAGTGGGGATATCTCCTTTGGAGGTAATCCGCTGTTCTCTGGTCGATCAGGCCGGAGTCCACCCGGTACTGCATCAGGTTCCGGGAGTACCCATACACCCGCTCAGCCAATTCCTTGAATTCCGGGTGCAGGCCTTCCAGTTCCTTCGCTCTTCCCTGGCTGATTTCGGCGGTCACTTGATATCCAAACACAGGCTTCACGATGCTCTCCCAGCGGGCCTTCTCTTCCAGCATATCCAGGCGTTCCTTCGCCAGTTCCCCGCCGTTCCTGGCCGCGTGTTCCAGTTCGTCTCGGCTCATGGATGCGATCTCCGGGTTATCCCGGTCAAACTCTTTCAGATATCTCTTGGCCTGCGTCAGCATCTGCAAGTCCTCTTTGGTTCCCATGCGGTCTACATTGTGCCGGTGAAGCAGATAGGATTCAAAATCCTTGAAATACTCCGTTCCCTTCTTTTTGATGGGCCCGAATATGCTCACCAGGCTCTCACCTACCTCTTTCCCGTTCACATCGCTTTGGCGCATGGAGATCATATTCTGGGCAATGGCCGTGGAAGCTTTGGCCTGGTTGTAGTAGGAATACAGGTATTTGTCCCCGCTCTGCTTCCCTGCCTTGCGGATTTCTTCCCCGCTGTCCACCAGCTTGCGATAGGCAAACCCGGTCACGTCCTTGACCTGGTCTTTCAACGTAGCTTTTTCTTCCACACCGCCTTGAATCAGCCGCTCTGCCTCTTCAATCAGTCGATCGTTCTTTTTGTCCTGCTTCTCCGATCCTGAAGCGCTGCCTTCTTCGGCTGCGTCCATCAGCTCGTCCATGTAAGCCAGGTCCTCTGCTGAAACGGTCTCTTCGTGGATTTCCGATGGCTTCACCAGCGGTTTGTTCTCCGCTGACGGAAGCGGCGGGACCTTTCTTTCCTTGGGCTTCGGGACTTCCATCCTCTGAAGTCGGTCGATAATCCCCACATAGGCCTGCTCTGCGCTTTCTTTCACCGTTTTTGGTGGCTCCAGCGGTTTTCCATACACGGTCTCATAGGCCCGCTCATAGGAGCTCAGCTTTTTGTTGGAGAACTTCACCTGCCCAGTATAAAACCCGCCCGGGTTCCTGGTTTCTCCCAGGCGGCTGAGCACATCGTCGGAGAGGATGCTCTGATGGGTTGTATTGACAACATCCAGGAAGTTTTGTATACTGATTGTGCCAGCCGTGGAAGGGTAAAACCCCTGGGACACTGTGTCCGCCGGGCTGGCATTTTTTTGTCTTCCGCTGGCTGCGTGAGTCACGTCGTATACCTCGATGCCGGTGACGTTCCCGTCGTATTGTTCCACCGTGATGATGGCGACAAACTCCCGGCCTTTGCTGTCCGTGGCGTAGCCCGCCATGGCGTACGTGCCGGTCACACCTTTGGCCTTGTTGTACAAAGCGTTGATGGGCACCGCGTTTTTTACCACATCGCCGATCACCGCGCCCAGCCGGGCGTTGGTCAGCAGGCGGTTCATGCTGCCGTTCAGCCCGTGTCGGATGCTTTTTGCCGTAACCTGAAGCTGCCGGCCGGTGTAACTGTTCCGAACAAACACCTTCCCGTCCCGCTCCGTTCCGGCGCTGCGGGCGTTTTTCATGCCCTCGGCCACCGTCTTACCGGTGTCCACCCTGCCGTCGACCCCTCGCACCGCGTCAACCTCCGGCAGTATCGTCGTCTTCATGTCAGGCAGAGCAGTCAGAAAGTCATAGCCATAGATCTCTTTTTCAGATGCCAGCTCTCTTCCTTCGTAGGATCGTTGCCCTGCCGCAGGGGATTTCACGTTGCTTTCTCCTTCGGTTCCTGATAAACTTGCTGCAGGCGGTGACTCTGCGTCGCCGGGTAAGCGGACCGCTTCGGCGGTAGCCCCGGTCTTGAACGTCGCGGCGTCGCCAGTCTGAACGGAATCTGCTGCCGTGTCCCGCGCATCCTGCGCCGGCCTTTCTGGTGCAGGTTCCGTTCTTTTTTGGGATGGTGCATTCCCGCCCTGTTCCTCCATCTGTCGGGCCTGCCGGGCCACAGTATCCCCGGCCCGCTTGAAGGAGTACCGGGCTGCCCCATCCTCATAGGCCTGCATCCGGCGGTTAAACTCCGCCAGCCTCGGGTTCTGCTTTCCGCTGAGGTAGCCGTCCACCAGGGTCTCCACCCCTGCCCGGTCCACCTCCGCCCGGGCGGCAGCTTCCAGGTTCCCCTCCTGATAATCCCGGATCACCTGCCCCATCAGGTCATCCCTGCGGTTGGAGAGAAACCGCTCCTCCTGGGCGGTCCGCCGGGCCTTCACGGCAGCCTCCCGGCCGGTGAGCAAACGGCTCCCCTTCACAGTCTCCTTCATGGCCAGTTCCAGGGCCTCCACGGCGTTTTCGATCTTGGTGGTGTCTCTTCCCCTGAGTTTATCCAGCAGTTCCCGGAAGGCCTCTGACATCCGCTGAAGGAGGGTTTTGTTCTCCTGGTTCTCCCGGATGAATTTTTGCAGAAGCCGCTCGTTCTCGATGAGGGCGCCGGCGTAGTCCGCCGCCACCTCGTCCATGGCCTGGTCCCTGGAATACGGAAGGCCCATCTCTCCGGCCTCCCGCAGGACCTCCTCCACCTGGGTCTTTACCCCCTCTTCCCGGGCGATGATATCCCGGAACTGGGCGTACCCCTCCGGGGATACTGCCTGCATCCGGTGGGTGATCTCATGGCCGTAAAGGAATCGGACGGGATTCGGGTTGTTCCGCTCGATGGTGATGGTGTTTCCTCTCAGCTCCGCGTTGGCCAATCCCCCGGCCACCTGGTCGGCAAACCGGGTCTGGACTCCAAGCAGGCGGGAGACCTGGTCAATTTCCTCCATAGTCTTCCGGTTGACGCCAATGCCGACGGTCCTTTCCACATCCTCCACCCGGTTTTGAACATTTGTTCCAGTGGCATTCTGCCGCAGTTCGCCAATCATGGAACCAGCCGTGCCGAACACGCCGCCGGACACCGCGCCGGCGGCGGCGTTCTCCAGCAGCTCCTGCCAGCTCCATTCCGCCTCGGGGTCCTTGGCGATCTTGTCCGCCATGTAGTTGGCCACGTAGGAGGCGCTTTCCTCGCTGGCCTCGATCCCCATCTGCTTCAGGATGTTTTTTGCCGCATTCGCCCCAGACTTCCCGCCCAGGAGCTTGGCCAGGCTGCCCAGAGGGATCCGCTCCGTGGCCAGTTCAATGCCGCCGTAGATCAGGCCCCGCTGCAGGGCTTCGTCTGGGGCGATCCCCCGCTCGTTCAGTTCAAAGGCCTTTGCGCCGGCCGCCTGGGCCCCCATCAAGGTGGCACCCACCGCCGGGCCCACCACGGGGATTGCGGCAGCGGCCATGCCCGGCAGGTTCTGTCCGATGGAGATTCCAGCCTCCGTCAGGAACCGTTCCAGCCACGTCATGCCTCTGGTGGCTTCCTCTGTGTATTCCTGGCTCTTGCGCATCAGCTGCTGCCCCGCGGCGTTTGGATCAACAGCTCTGCTTGCGCTTCGCAGCTTGTCCATATTCTCTGCAATCCTGACCCGCTGTTCCAGCTGCTCTATGGTGCCCCATGCGGGGTCCCCCTGCCCCTGCTGGGCCAGTTCCAGTCTGGCTTTCCAGAGATTCAGGTCGTTGGCCGTCTTCTCGATGTAGTCCCGGTTCTGATCCAGGACATAGTTGTCCGTGCTCTTTGCAGCGGTCTCGATGAGCGACAGGACAGAGCCTGCCATCCCTGTCCCCGCCGCCTTGAAGCCGGCCGCCATCTGCTCTGCTTCCCGCTGGGCGTCCTCTTTGCTTCCGGACCACATGGAGCGTCCATTGGCGTCAGTCCGCTGACTCTGGAGGGCTCCTGCCTGGCGGAGGCTCCGGCGGATCTCAGTCTCCCGGCGGATGGCTGCCTTCATGCCCTCTTTGTCTCCGCCCTGCTTGGCAGTTTCATAGTCCATTCTGGCCTTGTTCAGCTGCCGCTGGATGGAACTGCTCATCTGATTCATCGCGACTTTGTCTTCCCAGCCCGTTTCCGGGCGGATGTACTGGCTTCCGTCAGAGCCGCCGGAGTAGCCGGAATATGCTCTTGCGCTCTCCGCCTTCTGGTGGGCCCGCGCCATGCCCTCTTCGTCCCCCATGTCGTTGGCCACGTTCCAGGCCACCTTCGCCTCCCGGACCAGCTGCTTTCCGGTTTTGTTCAGCTTGGTGCTGTCATACCGGGAGAGTTTCTGCTTGTCCTGCTCCTGCTTGGCCTTGATCCGCTGGGTCTGCTGCTGCCTTTTGCTCTCCTGCCATGCCTTCTGATCTCCCTTGGCAAGGCCGCTGGCCCTGGCTGTTGCCACCTTCGTTTTCACCGTGTTCCCGTTTTTCGCGTCCTGCAACATGTAGTCTAAGGGAGAATACAAGCGTCCTTTGCTGTCAGTATGGCGATCCACCAGAGCCGAAGCCCTGTTGGATGTTTTGGTCGTCGTTGTGTTGCTCTTCCCGGTGGTGGGTTTTGCGGCAGTTTTCTTCTGCTCCGCCGTCTTCTGTGCCTTCTGTGTCGCGGTTTTCACTGCGCTCAGCAAAGTCGTCGTTTTCCGCTTCTTTTTTTGCTTTTCCTGCAAATCCTCGAAGAAACTGGCCATATGCTCCCCTCCTTATCCGTAATACCCCTGCTGGATCAGCCACATTCTCTGGGCCAGCTGCTGTGCCTGCTGCTGGGTGTATCCCATCTTCACAAGGGTTGCGGTGTCCGGCACAATGCCATACTGCATCAGCTGCAGGGCCAGGCTGTTCAGCTCGCTCTCCTTCTGGGCCTGCTGCTGGGCTGCCGCCTGCTCCTGCTGCCACTGGAACTGTTTCTGGGCCGTCTCCCGGTCCAGCTTGTCCTGCTCCTGGTTGTACACGAACTGCTGGTTCCAGTTCCGCTGGCTCAGGGCGTCCTGAAGCTGCTGGTACTGGAACTGCCGGTTGGTGTTGGCCTGGTTCTGGATCTGGGCCAGGGCGTCGGCATACAGCCCCATGGTGCTCTGGGCCAGGGAGGAAAGCTGGGCTGCCAGCTCCTGGTTCCCCTCCAGCTCTGCCTGCCGGATGGCCTGCTCCAGGCTGGCGATGGTGTTGATCCGCTGGGTCTCTCCCTGCCGCAGGGCGTCTGCATAGCTGGTCTGCAGGCCCAGGGCGGAGGACTCCGTGATGCCGCCGGTGTAGCCCATGGCGGCCATCTGCTCCGGCAGGTCCCGTTCGTTCATCCGCCGCTGGATATACAGCTGCCGGGCCAGGTCGTCGTACTGCTGGTTGACCTGCCCCTTCTGGCTGTCCAGGTTTTCCCTGGCCGCCGCCAGCGCTGCCGCGTACTGCTGGTTCAGCAGGTCCGCCTGGCTCTGCTGGTAGCTGTCCAGCTTTTCCAGGTAGCCGTCGTACGCGTTAGGCGTCTCCTCCGGTGTATACTGGGTGTCATAGAGCTTCTGCCCGTCGTACCACCACACGCCGTCCTTGTCCCGGGTGGCTCCCAGGGCGGAGCCGATCACATAGCTCTGGTTTGCCAGGGCGGCCCGCTTGTCGGGGTCGTCCGTCTGGTGCCATGCCGCCCCCAGATTCTTCATCTGCTGGATGTCGGAATAGCGCAGAGGGTCTGACGTGTACAGTCCCTCTTTCTTGCTTCCATCATCGGCGATGTATGACGTTTTGACATTCCCTGCAGTGCCTGTTGCAGTCCCTCCGCCGCTGGTCTTGACCGCTGCGGAGGCATTGCTCCCGCTCCCTGCGGCAGCCGTCGGCGTGGCCGCTTTCGCGGAACTCCCCCCGGAAGAGGTGCTGGAGGCAGTCCCCGAGCCAGAGGGTGCCTTGGATACTGTGCTTTTCACCGCAGAGTTTAATCCTGGAAGTCTCAATGATCGTCACCCTTTCTTCTGTGTCAGGGCGCAGAAACGCCCGGTTCCGATTCTTTCCTTGCTGCTCAAATCAGGCCCTTCCTGCCCAGCACCGCAATGACCTCGTCCCGCTTCATGGGGCGCTCAGGGCTGGAGCCGTCCACAACGCCCTTCTTGGTGGCCTTGTCCCAGTGTCCCTCTTTCTTGCTCCATTCCGGCTCGGGCAGGGTCTTTTCATGCAGCTGTGCCTTCTGCACCAGCTGGTAGGCTTCCTCGTTGGTCAGGCTGTCCAGAAATTCCTTCTTCGTCATGTTCAGTTCATCCTCCTTCGGTTCGTCGCCCGGAATATGCTCCGGTCTCTCAATGATCCAGTAGTACTTCACCTGCTGTTTAAACAGGCTGTAGCTCCCCTGGGTCCTGGCTGCCTTGGTGGAGGCCGGATCGTTGATGTAAATGGTGTCTCCGTCGATCTTCCACGCCAGCACATAGTGCCCGGAGCTTGTCCAGTTGCCCTTGCCCATGCAGGCGATCACCAGGTCGCCCCGGTCTATGGCATCCTGCACCTGGGCGTGGAAAGCGCTCTTGTCGTTGCCGTACAGGCTGGCGTAATTCAGCCGGGTCACCCGCAGGCCGTACCGTTCCCCGGCCGGCTCAAAGTACCCGTAGTAGGTCCCCTGGTGGAGCGCCTTGTACCCGTGGGCCAGCGCCCAGGCGCACTCCGTCGCCGGGTTTACGCTGGGATCTGCCCAGGTAGCCAGGACCATCGCCATGGCCGTGGGCCCGCAGCCCGAGGCCCGGATGGTGGTCGTCTCTCCCGCTGCGGAATAATCCTTCCACCCCCACCTGGGGTCCGTCTGCAAGTAGGAAATGGGCTGCTCGTTCATGTTCATCATTCCTTTCTCCGGGACAAAAAACGCCCCGTGGTCTCTTTTCTGACAAACCTGGGCACAGCTTGTATTACCCTGTGCATGAAGTTTTCTAGTTTAATAGATATGACCATCAATGCTGCCCAGGCCAGTGTGAACTGCGGGCAAATCTGCCCCAAAAGGTTCCCTGGGAGGTTGGAATAATCCCACACCCCAAGTCCGAGCCAGGTATTGATGATAAGCCCTGCGGCAAACTCCAGCGCCGTCGCGATGGCTGTCCCGATAATTACCTGGGCCCAGAATGGAGGCGGGTTCTCTTGCTCGTCCAACAGGCCAGCGCATACGAAAATCACCGCCGCCAGCGGCAGCATGGTCCAGTGTGTCCGGCCACGCCATGCCAGCTCGATCAGGAGATAAATGCCGCCTGCAATCAGGCCAAATCCACAATGGAGGGCCAGGTTACAAAGCCGCTGCATTCATGACCTCCTGCATGTTGGCTGCCAGGTCCTCGGGCAGCTCTGCGCCGTAGGTGATTCCCGCCAGATCTTCCGCTGCCTTCGCCCGTCTGGCCCAGGCCAGCAGGTGGTTGCAGTAGGTAAGGTGGTACAGCTTGTGGGCCGTGGCAGCCTCGCTGATGGCGATGATATCCGCCGCCGGATACATCTTGCAGAGCTGTCCATCTGCGTGGTACGGATAACCGGCGGCCCCTGTCTGCACGGCGTTGTATGCCGTGGTCAGGTTGATCTGGTCCGTTTCCTCCAGTGCAAAATGCCCTGTGGTTCCGTCGGAAAGAGTCACGTCGATACCGGACACAATGACAGAGTGGCAGGCTTCTCTGATCTCGGATTCCTTTTCAGATTCCAGCGCAGACAGGTCCGGCTGGTTCGCGGCTTCGTATGCCGCCAGCGCCTCCTGGTTGGCCTCCAGGCTCACCACCTCGCCGTTTTCGATGACAGGGATAACAAACCCTTTTGCGCTGATGTAATCGCTCAGGAGGCCGTCAGGCAGGCCGACAGCCCCGGGGAAATGCTGGCCCATGGGGTTGCCGTAGTTGCCGGATTCTCTTGGTTGTTTGTTGATGTAGTACATAAAATCCCTCCTTTATTCGATGGCATATCCGATGCCAAAGTAATAATATGTTAGTTCTTTGTTCATCTGTTCCGCTGCATCAAAAGGAGAGTAGTACTCAAACGTGGTACCTTTCACACGAACGACACATTGCCCATATGTACCAGCACCACTATTACTTCCCGATATCCAAACCAAATGGTCTCCTGTGGAATCATAAGACATGATAAGCACAAATTCAGGGACAAACCCGAACGTAATGATATTGGGGTCACTCGAACCATATACCCCGGTTCCCTCATAAGAACCGACCTCGATTTTCGCCGCGCCGCTCAGTCCTTCGATGGCCTGCACCCGGGATTCCAAAGCATTGATTAGCTCCTTGACTTCAGCATCCGGGCTTTGCGGGAAGTTGCTGAACAAGCTCATGGATCAAACCTCCTTAACATACAACCCCACCAGCTCACGCAGCGGGTTATAGACCGGATTCACGGTATCTCTGTTACACAGGTACACAACCCCATTCTGGCTGTAATACATCCCGCTCACCAGGGCCATGTTGCCCTCATAGGGAACGGGATCGTACAGCGACCCGTCGTGGGTTTCGCAGATTTCCTCCCACAGCGCCGGGGCGTTCTCCGGCTCCCAGCCGTCCTGTGATGTGTGCGCCTGGAGGCAGCGCCACAGCCTGCCGCTGTCCTGCGCCTTGAAGCCTGCGGTGTAGGCACCCCCAGCCGTCCACGCCGGGTAAAATCCCCGCATCCGGCAGGCCGTCTGGTCGTCCACCTCCAGGGTGTTGACCTGCTGCTTCAGGAGCAGGGAGAGTACCTCAGATTCGGTCAGGGGGCGGTGACGCTCGTCGGCTTCAGCTTTTGCATGCTCAGCCTGCATGGCGGAGATTTCTTCGGCGGTCATTTCGATATACTCACCATTGATGTATTTTTTCATGATTATCTCCCGTAGATTTTGATCGTTCCACTGTTTATGGTTGCAGTTGAAGGATTAGACGTATAGATTACAACGCTTTCAAAGTCCGAATCTTTACTAAAATCAAAACGTCTTGTAACGTTTGCGCCTTGCCAAAATCCATATGTAGCAGGGTTGGAGTCCTGCCGCTCAATACAAATCCCTGGACGATGTATCAATCTTGCAGCTTTGTATCCGGTTGCCGTTGTAAGCCAGTTGTTCTCGGAGAGCAGTTTGTTGATGCCGATTTGACAGGATGCACTGGACGCGACCCCATCAAAAAAGATATACAATTCGTTATACGCCTTGCCAAACTCCTGCGTTATAGAGGATACAGACTCCGTTATCTCAATCGTTGCAGCAAGTTCATACGCAGCGTCTACACTCTCCATATCCGCCGCTTCCCACGCCGTCGGCTGTCCGTCCTCATCCACTGCCGTGATCTTGACTGTCTGCCCGACAGCGGCGGTGTTGGTGACAGCCAGGGCAGGACCGTGGTCGCCCTTTTCTCCTTGCGGTCCCTGTGGGCCGATCGGCCCAGTCTCGCCTTTCGGCCCGGTCGGCCCCTGCGGACCGATACTGCCATGATAAACAGGGAACGAAATGCTTCCGGCTGCGGTTGTAACATGGAGAATGTATCCTCCGTTGATCTCTTCACTGGAAAACTCAGGAGAAAAACCATCCTCACCGTCCAGGCCCGGAACACCTTGATACCCTCTTGGCCCAATCGAACCGGTTTGCCCGCGTGGAATGGAGAGGATATACTTTCTTGCCTGCGGGGTACTTTCTTCCGTTTCCGTAGCGTACGCGGCCTGCCCAGGCTCGATGGTCTCCGTGCCCACAATTTCAAAGGTGGCGGAAAGGCCAGTCCCACCGCCGGAACCCCCTTCAACCACCATGCCGAACTGCACGATCAGCGGCAAATCAATAGTCGGCTTTGTTCCCTCTGCCGTAATGGTAACGGAATCGGTGTCAACGGCGGATAGAAACATACTCGCGGCTTTCATCGCGTTCCGCTGCTCGTCCGTTGCGCTCATAGGGATTCCGATGTTCCCGAAACTGTTCCCGTTCACTCCGGGCACCGAAACAGTCTGCACATAAGGTCCGCTGCCGGACCATCCGTCTGCAAGCAGCGTCGCAGACACTTCTTCCCCGTGTGCGCCGATGTTATCTGCCAGTTCCTCTGCGCGGTCTGCCTGCTTTCTCGCCGCAGATGCTTCCGCTGCGGCTCTGGACATGTGTGATGCTGCGTTGTTTGCGCCCATTTCCGCTCTCTCTGCCTGTTCGGTTGCCTGGGCTACGATGCCGTTGTTCGTGTTTACTCTTGCCTGCTCTGCAAGCTCTCTTACATCTTCCGCAGCAACCCGAGCCGCTTCGTTCTCGGCTCTGGTCCACTCAGCATGTTCTCTCGCTTTCTCTGTCCTAACCCGCTCCGCTTCTGCCTGGACCCGCATCTTCTCCGCGTTGACTCTTTCGTCCTCTGCGTTCTCCCGGTCAGTTTCGGCAGGGATCATCTCATTGAGCACGTCGATGGCCGTGTTTACAGCCACCGCCACCACCTCACGGATCAGGCGGTCAAAAATCATCTTGTTATCCTTGGGATTTCCCGTCAGCTTATCCGGAGCCGCCACAACCCCCATTTGTGCCAGCTGCTCTGCTGAGATCTTCTGGATCGGTTCCGCCATTGTCTCACCTCTTTGCAAAATTTCCCCGAACGAAATGCTTGGTCACAGAGAAAATGCCAAACCCCTCGTTCAGGACGTCGTTCTTGATGATGATCTGCAAGCGCTTGTATTTCTTCACCTTCGTGTTGAACAGGATTTCCTGGGGTGCGTCATTGGCGTTGAAGGTAAAGCGGGAAAAGTCAATGTCGCTCCAGTCGAAGATGTCCATGGTGTCATAGGCTGCCTGCCAGTCCACCGCGTCCTGATCCGTGCGAAAACAGATTTTCGCGGAAGACCTGGTGTACGGCTTGATGGTCACGGAGTTTCCCTTTTTGATCATGGTCTTCAGAACGGTCACGTCTCCGTCGTCGTCAGCCTTGGTGGCCCAGATGGCCTCGATGGGCTTGCCGTCGTCGTTGTACCGGGCCATGGTCTCAATATCCGTGTTCAGCCGGCAGACCTTCCCGTCCGCCGTGCCGAATAGCAGGGTCTCCTTGTCCCCCTCCTTCACGTTCCGCATGCAGACCGCCGGGAAGTTGGTCCAGTAGTAGCACTCGTACACAAAGTCCCCCTGGCTCTTGGGCTTGTAGCTTTTGTTCTGCCGGCCGTCCAGCAGATAGGCGTGGCCGTTGATGGCCACCAGATACATGCCGTTCCAGCTCTCCGCCACCGCGGTTTCCAGGTTGGCCTCCTTGGTCAGCAGCCGGTCCACATAGTAGCTCCGGTTCTGCACAATCCGCTCAGCGGTGATGATGTTGGAGGTAATGGCAAATACCCCGTTCCGGCTCAAAAAAAGCTGATCGTCCAGGATGTTTCCAAAGCCCCCCTTGGCCACCGCGCCCACGCCGGCGATGGACTGTTTCAGCGGAAACACCACGCTGCCGCTGGTGTTGGTGGTGGCCGACCGCATGAAGACCGTGGAGTCCTGGCCGTTATCCTCCTTGATGATGGCCAGATACTCTCCGATCCGGCGATAGCCCATAATGGCCGTCTGTTCCCCGCCCACCACGGAATAGGACAGATCCGGGACATAGGTGGGATCATTGAGGCCGCTGGTCCAGTCCAGATTGGGATAGTCCGGGTTCCCGGAGAAGATCATCCGGTCGTTGGTGCCCACGCCGTAGGTGGTCAGGATGGTGCACCCGGCGATCCGGTCCCGGTATCCCTCCACTTCTTTGGTAAAGGCAATGATGACCTCCCCCTCCTGGCCCGCTGCCGGGGCGGCCGGCGCCGCGGTAAAGGTCACCTTGCCGGTGGATCGGTCCACCGTGAAGTCCGTCCCCTCGCTCAGAGTTTCCCCGCGCACTGTGACCTCCACCGGGTCGTCGCTCAGGGTTTCCGCGCTGAGCTGGTAGACCGTGCTGGTTCCGTCGGGGATAAACTCATTCTTCTGCCGGCCGGTCAGCAGGTTGATGCTCTGGTAAACGGTGCCTCCTCCGTCTGGCGCCCGGGCAATGATCGTGGTAGGGACGTATCCCTCCACCTGCTTTGCCGTGGTCCCGTCGAAAGAAATAAAATCTCCGCCCGTGACGATGTAAAGCATGCCGCCCATCACCGCCCCGGCGGAGTTCTCGCCGCTGTTCAGTCCCTCCAGCGCCACCTCCGCCGGGTCCTCTCCCGTCCAGGTGTACAGCTTTGTCCCCCCGTGGGCCACAAAATGGGTGGTCCCATCCTTTTGGAGGAACCAGATGCCGTGAATCGGCCCTTCCAGGGTCTGCAGCACCCGCCAGCCGGGTCGTTTCTCCGGCATGCCGCCGGTGTCTGCCAGCATGTTGATGGAGTAGGGGCTCCGATAGGTATCCACCAGGGAGGCGTCCGTGGAAAAGTCCACCCCCTTGAAGCCCCCGTACGTGGTGGTTTTAATTTCGCTTGCCTTCCCTGCCATAAGTCCTCCATTCCGCGGGCTTTGCCCGCTCCTCCACTAAGCTCACCCCTCTGGGGGGCGAACTCCACAATTCAGCTCACCCCTCTGGGGGTCGAACTGTCCGGGGGACAGTTCGATAAAATCCCTTGACCATTCCAAGAGCTGGCCGCCGCACAGGCGGCCTGAGAGGGCATTTAAAATCCCTTTCATTCAGCTCCCCCACAGGCGGTCTGATGGGGCTCTACCGGTAAAAACTCTGCACCACGCCCCCGTTTCCGCTGCCTGGCAGGCTGGTGTCCAGCTTTGCCAGCATGCGGTCATAGAGTCCGATGGGCGGCGTGTAGTCAATGACCAGGTCCACCAGCAGCTGCAGGCAGGCCACATAGTAGGGCATGCAGGCCGCCGCGTCCTCCGCCACCTCAAAGGCATAGGTGTCCGGAGTATCGGCGTCGATGGGCGCGGGATGGGCGGTGTATTCCACCACCGCCCTCCCGCTGCCCAGGTTGGGGAGCAGCAGCTTTCCCGCCCGGATCTTTACCCGGTTGGTGATGAGCCGGTCTTCATACCAGACACGATAGAGCTTTTTGAACCGCTGGGGCAGGTCGATCTCCTGATAGGACCCGGCCGCTCTTTGCAGCTGGATTTCCGTGCTTTTCAGGATGGGCTTGTGCTGGCACACATCCCGCTGGGCCAGGTCGAAGAAATCGTTCATCTTCAGGTTGATGTCCTCATCCGTTGTCAGGCTCCCGCCGGAAGAATACTCGTCGATGATCATCAGGACCTTTCGCTTGCCATCCCCTAACGTCATGGCTCCCCGCTCCTTTCCAATTCGCCGCGCCAGCGGCTCCTATATTCAGCTCTCACTATGGGAGAGCTGGCCGCCGCACAGGCGGCCTGAGAGGGCACATCCAATCACTGCCGCCCTCAGTCGATAAATAAGAGCCGCACGTCTGCCGCCCCGCTGCCCACGATGGACAGCACATCCGCCGTGATGGCCTGGGGCATCTGGGCTCTGGCCTGGAGGGCGTAGCCTGTGGAGGCTGTCACGTCCTTCCCGTCCCGGCCCTTTTCCCGGAAGTAGACCACGGCGTCGCTGTTGTTGACCAGGAAGAAGTCACGGTAGCCGATCTCCACATCCTGGGGGGTCGTGGTCACAGACAGGGTCCGGTCCCCGGTGATTCGTTTCGCCATAGGCCCTCCTTACGCTCTGCCGAAGATGATCTGGCGGGCGTCGCCCCAGCCCACGCCGAAGTCCACATAGGCGGTGTGCTTGTCGATGAGTGGGTTGTCCAGCTCGCTCTGGATCACGGTGGGCTTGGTGATGTAGACGATGTTGAACAGATCCTGCATCAGGTTCCGGTCACACACCGCCCACTGGTCGCCGGTGAATCCGTCGTTGCCGCCGCCCACCACGAGGTACTTCATGCCGTACACGGGGTTTGCGCCGTTGATGTCGCTCTCAGGGTCCTTCTCCGGGGTCAGCTTGGCCTCGGGACCGAAGATCTTCTTGGCCTTCTCCTCCAGCTCCGGGGAGATGAGCACGGTGTCCATCTCGCAGAGGAAGGGCAGGCCGTCCGGGGTGACCATGCGGTTTGCCATGGTCTGGGCCTCGGTGATGGCGGATACAGAGAAGGACTTCTTGAGAATGTTGCTGAAGGTCCCGGCCTCCGGGTCGGGCACATACAGCCGGCCCTGAGAGCCCAGGGAGGCCACAGGGTGGTCCTCGGCGGCCCAGGGCTTGCCGTCGCCGCCCAGATAGTTGGGGTCAAAGGCCCGGGCGAAGCAGCGCAGGATATGCAGATAGACGGTCATGGCGGCGGAGTCCCCCAGCCGCTTGCCCACCTTCCGGCACTCGCCCAGCTTGTCCACCTTGGCCTGCTTGTAGCCGATGTCGATGGACAGGGAGTACTCCTGGGGCGTGATGACGGTCTTGAAGCCCCGGCGCATCGCCCCGTTGTTCAGGTTGGTGCCGTCGTAGCGGCTCAGCTCCCCGTAGCCGCCGGATCCGGCAATCTCAAAGTCGATGCTTCTGGCGTTCCGGGACCCCACCACCGCCGCCAGCTTATTCATGCGGTTGGCGTAGTTGTAGTCAAATGCCTTGCCGACAAACTTGTAGTTGTCGGTCTTCCATGCAGTTCCGATCACAGTCGATCACTCCTTTTCCTTTATTCAGCTCACCCCTCTGGGGGGCGAACTCCATAATTCAGCTCACCCCTCTGGGGGAGCTGTCGGCCCAAAGGCCGACTGAGAGGGCATTTTATTCAGCCCCGCCCAAAGCGTGCTTCTTGGCCATGAGCAGGATCTTGCCCCGCTCCAGGTCGTGGCCTACCACCTTCAGGCTGATGCTTGCCGTGGCGGAGAGGGTCAGGCCCGCTCGGTTGGCGTCCAGGTTGCCCTTGGCAAAGCCGATTGGCGGGTACACCCGGTACACATCCCCGGCGTTGGCCGTGCCGCCGGCGGGGACGGTAAAGGTCTCGGTGCCGGAGGCGTCGGCAAAGTCGGTGATCTCCCGCACCGCGCCCACCGGGTCCGTGTTGGTGGAGCCATCCGTCAGCTTCACCAGCTGGAGCCTTCCGCCGTTGAAGTCGTCGGCAGCGAAGGCCGCCATGCCGTTGGCCCCGTTGGACACCACCGTGGTGGCGGTGCCTGCGCTGGCCTTGATCTCCGGGGCAGCGCACTCGAAGATGGTGTCCGGGCCGTCGGCCACCAGGATCTCCTTGCCGTTGGCCCGGAGGTTCAGGGCGTCGGCAGTCCCCTCGTGGGTCTCTTCGGCCACGCCCAGGATGGCCCCGGTCTCCGCCGCCGCTGCGGCCACCACCTTCCCGCCGGAGAGCTTCACCACCTGGCCCACCGTAATCTTGGTGGTGGGGTCGATGGGATAGGCCCGCACGGACAAAATCGCGCCGCCGCCGGCATTGTTTCTCGCGTTCATTTTGTGATCTCCTTTCCGATTCGCCGCGTCAGCGGCTCCAATATTCAGCTCTCACTATGGGAGAGCTGTCGGCCCAAAGGCCGGCTGAGAGGGCATATAAAATCCTTTTCACTCAGCTTCCATACGCCGCAAATTCCTTTGCGGTCATCTTCATCCGGGGGTTCTCCTTGTTCCACTCCTCCAGCGCCGCCTGCTGGGCCGGGGACAGGGTCACGGTCTCGCCGCCGGTGCCGCCGCCGGTTCCCCGCTGCTGCTTGCTGTCCGCCCTGGCCCGGGCGGTCTGCTGGGCGTCGGACACCAGCTCCAGATAGTCGTCGTACAGGTCCGAGATGGGCTCCTGATACAGCCGCTTGCCGCAGAACCGCTTAAACTTGGGGTCCTGCTCCAGCTGGGTGATGTCCACCCCCGGGTGGCGCTGCTGGAACTCCATGGCATCCTCTACCAGTCTCTGCTGCTGAGCCAAGCGCTTGGCATTCTGGCTCTTCTTCCCCTCTTCCTCCCGGCGCTTCTTGGAGAGATAGGCCCGGTTTTCCGCCTCCTCCCGCAGCTCCGCCACGGGGCGGCCGGTCTTCTCCGCCTGCTCCTCCAGCAGCTCCTCCTGGTACTTTCTTCCGTACTCCCGGAACTCCTGAAAGCTCTGGAAGGGCTTCCCGGTGGTGGGGTTTACCGCGCCGGACTCTGCGATCTCCCGGTCAAACTGCCGGCGCAGTCTGGCCTCCGCCTCTCGGCTTCCCTGGATGCGGGCCGCCTTGAGAGCCGCGTTGTCCGCCCGGCTCTGGGCCTGCCGCTGATCCTGCTGGTCCACGACCCCAGCCTGCCCACCGTTTTCTTCGTGGGTTTCGTTGTTTGCCTGATCCACGACACCAGGCTGATCGCCGTCCAAACGATTTTCCAGTTCCATAAATCCTCCTTTTTATTCCTCGTAGATTACTTCCAGGCCATAGGCCTCAGCTGCATCGTGCTCGATCTTGCATCCTCTGGTTTTCTCCCAGCCTTTGCAAAAGTAAGCCGCGTGACACAGACTCATGTTCTCCAGAGACTTAGCCAGGAAGCGAAGAGGAATCTGGACCACGCCGCGTTCCTTCATCTTCTCATCGCTGTACCACTCGTCGGTGAACAGAGTATTCACCACCTCGTAACCGCGTTCCTCCAGGGCCTTGATAGCTCTGTCGCGGGTTGCGACGATTTCTTCCTTGGTTTTGCCAGCCATGGGCTGGGATAACATTGCTTTCTTCATGAGTAATCCCTCCTCATCAGGACTTCTTGGGCTTCTTGCCGCCCGTTCTCGTGGTCTTGCACTTTGCCATATTTTTTCACCACCAATCATTTCATGCCATGTATGGCGGTCTGGAGCAGGAAACCCAGCAACATCCATACCTTGTCCTTGATCTTCTGCATGCAGATATCGCGGCCCATTTCCTCGTCATAATTCTCCTTACTCACGCAAGAAGACGCTTCTACGATCTCGAAACCGTTGCGCAGCTTGGCGCGAACAATGGTGGTCTTTTCCCCGGCAGTCTGCGTCCAGGTTTCCAGGATAAAGCTGTCTACCATCTCCTGGCTGATACTGGGCATTTCCGTTCTCAGATAAGGGTTGTGTGTCAGGGGAAGGTAGGCCCTTTCAAACACATTCTTGGGGCTCCAGCTCTCGTGCCCGTCGGGATATATCACCCGATACCCCTCTTCCACGGCTGCGTCAATCGGCATGGATCTGTCGATGGCCTGTACACGCTTCCCGTCCAGTCTTATTGCCGGCTCTGCGCCTACAATCTTCGTTCCGATATAGGTTTTCATCTTGTTTCCTCCTTCTCTTTTTCACCCTTGTCCCCGTCCTCTTTCAGGGCCTCCAGGGTCCGCTGGAGGAAGGCCGGGTAAGGAACCCCCATGAGCCCCAGGTTCTCGAGAAGGCTCAAGCCCTCATTGCCGATGAAGAACAAAATCACCGCGGTGCGGACGTACGCCTCGCCCAGCGCCTGATCCAGCAGGACGCCGATCCACACCAGAAGGAGGATCACGCCCTTTTTCAGCAGGCCCTTGAAGCCTGCTTTGCTGTCCAGACCGCCGCTGTCGCTCTTGTTGCTGCGGTGCCACACTGCGGCAACCAGCACCCCGGTGATGTAATCTGCCGCCATAAGCGCCACCAGCAGGATCATAGCCGTGTCCCAGCCTCCCAGGGCGTTGGCGATCCAGCTTCCCAAAGCAGCCAGTGCCACCAGGACACCGTTCTTTACTGCGTTCCAATCCATGCTCACACCTTCTTTCCTGACCGCTCACATTGCGGATTTCTGCATGTATAGACTGCCTTACCCTCCGGGTCCCGACGGACCAGGAGCATCTCTACCCCGCACACCGGGCATTTCATAGCGTTTCACCTCCCATCGGCTGGGGGACCATCTGACTGCTGGACAGATCCGGCATCTGCCCGGCCCCTTGGACCTGTCCCTGGGCTTCTGCCCCCACCTGGTTCTCCGCTGCCAGCTCCATCACCACCTGCATGAGTTCCGGGTCCCCGGCCAGGGCCTGCTGAAGCTCTGCCGGGATGGTGGGGCTGAACTGCTCCTCCCAGGCCTTCTGAATCTCCTGCTTCTGGGGAATGTCCAGGATATCCAGCATAGCAGAGAGGATCTTGTAGTTCTGCTGGTTGGGCTGGATGGCCGCCAGCTTGTCCAGGACCTCCAGAGTGGCCGCCTTGCTCCGGGCCACGCCGTCCCCGGCAGTGACGGTCACGTCCACCCGGGGGAAGTAGGTGTAGGCCTCCCGGACTACCTCTCCGGTAATGGCGTCCTGCACCGGCGGTATCATCTGGCCGAACCGGTCGCTGTTGTAGGTCAGCGTTTGAGACTCGGTTCTCTCCACGCCGTCCTCCTTCTTTCCGCCCAGGAAAAGCGTCCGGTCGTCGTCAAAGAACTCCAGCGCCAGCCAATCCAGCAGCTCAAAGAGACGCTCGAACCCCCGGTTCCGGTCGGCCTTCTTCAGCTCGTTCTGGCTGTCTGCGTCGCTGCGGATCTGCAGTAAGCCCGAGGCCGTTGTGACTCTGGTGGTCTCCTTTCCCAGGTTCTGGTCATAGTTCCGGTTGGCCCGCTGGATCTGCTCCATGTAGGCGTTCATCAGGTTCAGGCTCTGGCCTGCCGTGTGGAGTCCGCCCAACCGCTGGACCTTGCCCATGGCGTTTTTCCGCAGGGTCACCACGGCGCCCGGTTCGTTGGTCAGGGTCTCCCCCTCCGCCAGGGCGTCCTCCTCCTGGAGGATGATGTCGTTTCCCATCATAGCGTCGTTGAACTGGGCCGTGGCCATGGCCCGGTCCGCTGCGTCCACCAGCCCCAGAATGGGGTAGAGCTCTGACTTGTTGTAAAACCGGTTCTCATCCCGAACGCACCAGTAGTGGACGAAGGGGAACAGCGTGTTCTGCCCCTGCTGCCCGGTCTTGGTCCAGTACATGGGGATGTAGCGGATCTCCCGGCCTCCGGCCTGGATGGAGCACCCCACCGCTCCGGCGGGAGCGTCCCTGCTGTCCGCCGGGTGCTTGAACCAGTGTTCCAGCACCTGAATGGTGTCGTCCTCGCTGACCTGGGTCTGCAGGTCGAAAAGGCTCCCCTGGCTCTGGTAGTCGCCGGCAGCGATCTGGTCCAGATCCAGCCCCAGCTTCTCCAGGTCCCGGTGATAGCGCCGCCAGAACTCCACCTTGTGGACCCGGTAGACATAGTCGATGAACTGGGCGCTCTGGATTCCGTCGTTCTTTACGCTGGGGTCGATGTAGAGGTCCTCTGGCGGGACGTCAATGACCTTGATGTTGCCCTCCCGGATGCCGCACATCATCTCCGGGTCCCAATAGGCCTTCCAGAAGGCGTCCCCCAGCTTTTTCAGCCGCCGTTCGTTGGAGGTGTTCTTGTCCTCGATCCGGTTGGCGTCCAGGATGTACTTCACGGCAAACTCCCGTTCCCTGGCCTTCTGGCTGTCCATGTCATCGTCCCGGCCCCGGAACTCCGGCTCCGGCACCTTGGGATCGATCTGGCTCTCCACCATGATCCATGGGTCCGGTATCACGGCTGCGTCCCACTGGATTCCCTTTTCCCGGGCGAAGTCCCGCACCTCGTCCGTCACGTTGTGGATGAAGTTGTAGTAGTCGTTGTAGAGCTCCCACTCCTGCTCCACCACCGCCCTCTGGGTTCTGGCATCGGTGAAAAGCCACTCCGCCGTGGCCACCCGGGCCTCCGGCGTGGAGTAATCATAGGTTCGCAATTTGGAAAATTCCGCCGGTCTCGGCGTCTTCTTCTTTTTCCCAAAGATAGCCACCGGTTATCTCCTCCCTTCCTACACGCAGCTCACCCCTCTGGGGGAGCTGGCCGCCCACAGGCGGCCTGAGAGGGCATATAAAATAAGCACCTCACAACCGCCTTTTTCTCTGGTTTTTCCCATGCAATTTGCTGATCAGCTTCTCCCCGTGGTGCTCCGGCGCCTCCCGGTTGGTGGTTCTCTGCTGGCCCCGGATCTTGTGGGCAATGCCCAGAGCCATGACGCAGTCGTCGTGCTTTCCCGGCAGGGCCTCCGGCCGGCCCCGCTCGTTTTTTGCGAAGCTGAGCATTTCTTTCAGGGTCTCCTCGTCCTGGATCAGGTGCAGGTTGTCCCGGGCCACCTCCTTCAGGGTGGCGATCAGATCCGGCCGGGTGATGGGATCGGTCTTCCATCCATAGGCCTTTTTCAGCTTCCCGGTGTAGGTGTCGGTCATCTCCCGGACATAGAGATTGGGATAGTTCAGCCGGTCCAATTCCTTGACGGGATGGGTGGAGAAGTTGATCTCCACGCCGATGAGGGCCTTGTGGTAGGTGAAGCCCAGGCAGTACATCTGCCGGGCGTACTCGTCCTCGTCCATCCTCCCCCGCAGCCGGGCCACCTGCAGGCCGGTGGTGTTGTCCAGCACCTGGCCCACGAAGAAGTCGGACCACTCGCCGCCGGAGTCCCCGGCGGTGTCTCCGCCGATGACGTAGGGACAGCCCTCCCGGGGTTCTGCAAAGAGGACGATTTCCCCGTCGCTGGCCTCCTCCCATCGGATGCCGGTGATCCGCTGGCCGTCGTAGTCGTAGGCGTAGCGCCCCCGGGCGATGACCTTTTCCCGCACATGCTCCAGCCAGAGCACGATGGCGTTCTGGTCAAAGATGCAGGTGCCGGAGGCCAGGAAGGCCTCCTCCGGGGAAGCGGGATACTCCTGCCGGAACAGGTTGATGTCGCCGCCGCAGTTGACCTTGATGGACCACCGCCGCCAGGCCAGCTGCTCGTCGTCCAGTCCGTAGGTCTCTGCCAGCTGTTCCTCCTCCTCGGTTCGGCGGAAGTCCGGCGGCGGCGTCATGCGGTACTCGTCCATCTCGTGCCAGGCGGCAAAGAAGGGACACCAGCCGTCCCGCTCGCCCCGGTCCCAGGCCTCTGTGGCCTCGTCCCACATGTCCTTGAATTGGTCGTAGCCGTTGGCCGTGGACTCAATGGCCACCATGGTCTCCGGCTCGTTGGGCACTGCCTGCATCACGCCGGTCAGGGTCTCGTTTTTGTTCCCCGGCCAGAAGGCAAACTCGGAGAGGTGGGCATTCTTGAAGGTAAAGGACCGCCCGATGCCCCGGCCGCCGGCCGTGGCCACCCGGATGGAGCTGTTCAGCCCCAGGGTCCCCGGCGGGGCGTTGGTAGGGGCGGCAAACTCCAGCTCCCGCCCGTTGGAGGCTTTTCTCAGGGGTTTTACCGGCTCCGGCAGGTTCTCGTAATACCGCTTCGACATGGCGAACAGGTTGTTGGTTGCCTCGTCCTGGTGGGCAACCACCAGGCTCTGGGCGTTGAAGCTGGTGGCAGAATCCCAGAAGAGCATCCCGCCGATCACGGTAGAAAACCCCATCTGCCGGGCCTTCAGCACCAGCACCCGCACCGGCAGCCCCAGCTTCCGCAGCGTCTGGATCTGTTCATAGAATCGGGCCTGGGGCTTGTTCAGCTTGAGAGGAACGATGTTGCCCTTCTTGTCCTTGATGCGCAGGCAGCAGGCCATGTACTGCCTGCAGTTGCGCAGGTCAAGCATCCGGCTCCTCCTGCTGTTTCAGAAATTCTTCCAGGCTGTTCCCCACGTTGTGGATGATCTCCTGCTTGGTGGACCACCGCTCGCCCCAGCCCATGTTGGCCTCCAGGGCGAACCGGGCGCCCTTGCAGTCGTTGGCCAGCTGGTCATTCCAGTAGTCCTCCACGATCATCCGGGCCTCCTGGACGATGTGCCCCATGTCTGGGTCCTTTCCGTACTCCGCCCAGGTGTCCCGGCTGATTTTCAGGTGCAGGCACAGCCCCGCCAGAGAGGGCGGTTTGGTCCAGACCTTCTGCATGATGGGCTTGCCCTCGTCATCGCAGGCGATCACGTCCCGGTACCGGGCGGTTCCGTCGTCTCCCTTGTAAACCTCGTTGTGGATCACGGCCCGCTCGTATCGGATGCTGTTGAAATAGGCAGCCACGCCCTTTTTCAGGCTCGCCGCCGTGTACTTCTTCGGTCTCCCCATGAGCGTCACTTCCTTTCTTCCCCAACGCACCCGCTTCGCTGGGCTGCGCCGGGGACCCCCGATTGGATTTGTTTCGGGGCAAGTGAATTGCCCCTTCACCAAGGTTTTGCGCCGCAAAACGCTTGTACGCCGGACTCCCGGCGAAATGGCCGCATAGCGGCTCCATTATTCAGCTCTCACCCTGGGAGTCGAACTGTCCGGGGGACAGTTCGATAAAATCCCTTAACCATTCCAAGAGCTGGCCGCCGCACAGGCGGCCTGAGAGGGCATTTCAAATTTCCTTCTCTTACCACGTTACCACACTTACCCCCTCTGTGATTCTCAACTTTCAGGCAGCAAAACAAGGCGGGAGTTCTTACGCCCGCCTGGATCGATGCAGGGACAATTTGCCATTAAAACGCCTCGTAAAACCGCTTTACCGCCCGGTACAACGTGTCCTTGGAGATGTGGTGTTTCATGCACACCGCCGTGTACCCCTGCTCCGTGGTCAGAAATTCCAGCAGGGCGGGGGCATATTCTCCCCCGGCCTGGTCGCAGACCCGGCGGATCTTCTCCTGTTCCCGCCGGGACAGCGTTTGGTAGGCCAGGCAGTGAAAATAGATCCGCCCTTGTTCTTTGTAGTCCCGATCAATGCCCCGTTTATAGCGGAAACTCACCCTCGTTTCGCCCCCTTCTTCTTCGGCGCCTTATATGTACCCGCGTGCGCACCTGCGCCCGTTGTCGTGTCGGGAAATCTTCCCTTTTGCTTCACCTCCGGCCGCTTCCGGTTCATGTCCACCACCCGGAGGTAGCGGGGCCGGTCCTCGCCGTCCTCCCGGTGCTGCATCACCACTTCGTTCTTTCGGACCTTCAGGGGCAGGTTCCCCGGGATGTCCTGCACCGTGACGATGGGCTTGTCCATGTTCTGTGCAGTGCGGTACTTCTTCCCATCCGGCCGGCGGCGGACCTGCCGCAGGAGATATTCCGCAATGGGCGTGTAGTCGTCCTGTTCCCGCAGGTTCCGGATGTCCACCCAGCCGCACTTCCAGGCCTCCACCGCCAGCCCCTTGGCCCACCGGGGAAACAGGGCGTGGAGATGGACCCGCTTGACCTCCCCCGTCTTTCCGTCCATGTCGGAGGCCACCAGCACATAGCGCAGGAGCGCCGTGCCTCCCCTGGCCTTCTTGGCCCGCTGAATGCGGCGGATCCAGTTGGTCCCCTCCTGCTCGGCAGCCATCACCAGCCGGTCCTCCGGGCAGAGGTCCGGGTGTTTCTCCCCCATCTTCTCCGCCCTCTGGCGCAGGCTTTCCCAGGCCTCCTCCGACCAAGAGGCGGTGAGCAGCACATCCCCGGGGCGGAAGTTGCAGTTGATCACCCTGGCCAGCCGCTTTTCGGCGTTCCGCTCGTTTTCATCCTGTTTCAGGGCGGTGGTGCCGCCCTTGGTCTTTTCCCGCCGTCCGCGCTCCCGTGTCCCCACCGGCACGCAGACGGTGGTCTTCTCCACGACCCGTCCTGAGACCCGCTTGATCAGCATCCATTTCATCCCCTTTTCCATGATGGTTCCTCCGTGGTCGATGTCTTAGGGTTCTAAGGACCCCCAAAAGAACGCGCGTAGCGTTCCTTCTTTCTGGTGAGCCAGTCCAACAGCGGCCCGGAATCCTCCAGACCGCCGTTGCACCGGTTCTCCTTAGCTCAGATGCTTTTACCTGTCACGCCTCTCCTGCTCCCGACAGCTCGGCGCTTCCTCTGTCCAGAACAAATGCCCGCACCGTTTGCACTGATAGTAATAGAGCATTCTCCCGTAGTGGTCGTGCTGCCCCCACTTCTCCCTGGGCTTATGCCCGGTCATCACCCGGCACATCCGTTTCCCCAGACTCTTCTCCCTCGGACCAATCTGTTTATTTCCCATTTTCTTCCACATCCTTCTGAATCGCCTCAGCCAGCGCCAGCATGGCCCGGGACAGCTTGCCGGCGGTCTCCTGATCCACCGACCTGCGGATGGCGCCCATCTTGTTCACCAGAGCCTGAGCCTGGTCAAAGAGGGCCTGGAAGGTGGCCACCTCCCGGTTTCCTGCGGCAGCCGCCTCCTTTTTCGCCTCCTCGGCCATGGCAATGGCCCGATCCGCCGCCTCCTGGAGCTGCTGCAGCTGCTCCCGGGCGGCTTTTTCCTTCTCCCTGGCCTTTTTCAGGGCCGCCTTGCTCTTCTCCAGCTGGTCTGCCGCTTCCTTGCGGGCCTGCTCCAAGCCCTCCTGCCGGGCCTGTTCCAGCTGGACAGGGTCTGCCTCCATCACGGCCACCTCCACGGGCTTGTCCCGGAGGGCCCGCAGCTCCTCGTCCTTTTGGGCGGCCTCCTGGTTCATGTCCTCCAGCCGCTGGTTCAGCAGCCGCATGTCCTCCTCCATCTTGGCCCGGGACTGTTCCGCGTGGGCCAGGCTGGCCTTGGCCTCCTCCAGGTCCCGGGCGGCGTTTTTCAGCCGCTGGGCCTCCTCCCTGGCCTGGTTTCGCTCCTTGATGGCCTCCTGCAGCTGCCGGCTGGACATGTTCTCCACCTGGTTTTCCCGGGAAAATTCCTCCCGCTCGTCGGCAGGCAGGGCCAGCAGGGCCAGGGCCTGGGTGTAGGAGAGCTTCCCAAACGTTTGGGATTTCGTGCCTTCCTCAAATAAGGAGAGGTTTTCGTCCCCGTACTCCTGAAAAATCTTCATGAAGTTGTTGGCGGTGGACTGGCTATAGGGGGTCCGCTGGGCCAGATAGGTCCCCCAGGAGCCATAGGGGAGCATCCCCTTCACCTCCACCAGCCGCCGGCCGATCTCGATCACATAGCCGAGCATCATCTGCTGGGCCTGCCGGTGTAGGGTGTTGATTTCTAAGGTAACCGTGTCCACGGTCCGCTCGGTTTTTTCCATCTCGTTCACGCTGCATCCTCCTTTTTCTTGGGCAGTCTCGGCTTGCCCTCCTTGTCCCGCTTGCTTCCGGCCTTCACCCAGGCCAGCCAGGTGTCCAAAAATTCCTTGTGGAGATCCCACGGGTCCGGTCCATGCCTGTCGTTCTCGTAGCCGTGGATCTGTCGGAGCGTCTTGTCTTTCATTTCAATGGTCATGTAGGGTGCATCCGGCTCGCTGACTTTTCGCAAAAACAGGATGGCCAGCACACCGTCGGCGTGGCGTTTTGCGTAACCACCCACGCAGTGCTTCAGAGCCTTGCCCTCCCGGATGATCTCCGTGGCCGTCTCCGCCGGGCGGATCAGATACGCCCCGTCGGAGTATTCATAGGTTTCGCAGAGATCCTGATACAACCGGGCAGCCTTCTCGTTCTCCAGCCGGTCTTCCTCCAGCTGCACCGCCAGGGTGGCCTCGTCGTGCTTCCGTTCCAGCTCCCGGGGCATTTGGATCAGCGGGTTGCTCAGGTCCCAGCCCAGCTTCTCGGCGGCGTCGATGTAATCCAGCCACAGGTGCACAGCCCGGGCCACGCCCCGGATCTCTCCGTCCCAGCCTGCCAGGAGCTTCCGGACTACCTTGTGCACCGGCACATGGTGTCTCTTCGCGGCGGCCGTTACCTCCCTGGACAGGCTAACCCCAACCCGATCCGCCAGACTCTCGCACTGGGGAAAGGTCAGCGCCTTCTCCCCGTCCCGGTACATCCGCAGCAGCTCCAGCTTCTTGCTTGTCTGGAGGAAGGCCTTCAGCTCCGGTTTGGTCAGCCGGAAGGCCTTTCTGGGGTCCTCTTCCTTCCAGCGGAACACGTCGGCGTTTTTCCTTTGGCCGTAGATGTACTGGGCCGGCAGTTCCTCCACGCCGGCCTTCCGCAGCATCTCCACCTGCTTGGGGTGCAGGCTTGCCATGGCCAGATATCGAATCAGGTCGCTCCGCTTTCCAAAGTCATGCCAGAGTGCAGCTCCATACATCGGCGCATCATACCCGGTGTAGCGCAGAAAGCTCCGCTCCAGGCAGTCATAGCCCACCACATGGTAGTTTTCGTACCCGCCGTAGATCCCGCCCTTTGTAAAGGGCTCCTGGGCCCATTTCCTGCTGCAGGGAACCATTCCTCCCCCGTAATAGTCCTCTTCCCACTGCCGCCACTCTCCCGGCCGGAACCGATAGCACCGGGTCGGCATAAAGAGGGTCTTCCCCGTCGGGTCCTCCATCAGCTTCCGGGTGGTCCAGTATCCCTGGGCCCACACCGTCTGCCCATCCTCCGAGGCGTGGAGGAACAGGAAGGGGATGTACTGCCGGATGGACGCCCCGCTTCGCAGTCTCCCCCTGCAGATCACCTTCACCTCTTCCCCGCAGAAGGGGCAGCGCATGGTGTCTCCGTGGGTGCCGGTGAGCTCTTTGGCGTCCCGGTACCCTTCGATGTAGTAGTCCTCATGGCAGCAGGTGGTCCAGACCTGTCTCCCGTTCTGGTCCCCCTGGTAGAAGAGGTATTGGTTGAACTGCCACTCCACCTCGTCCAGATCCATCTGGCTCAGCCCCGGAAACTCCTCCAGAACCCGGTCCCCGTCTTGCTTTTTCTCATAGATTCTCATATCACAGGAAGTCCGTCAGGTTCAGGCAAATGCCCGCCTGGGGCTTCTCCTCCTCTCCGGCCTGTCCGATCAGGTCAATGGTCATGGTGCAGCGGATCGTTGCCCCCGGGAAGTAGTAGGCCGCCGCCAGCTCATAGGCCTTCAGGTCTTCGATGGCGTTACCCTTCACGCCCTTGGCCACAGCGGCCATGCAGTCGGCGAAGCTGCCTCCCTGGGCCACCGCCTGGGCAAACTCCGCGTCCTGCCGGCAGAAGTCCAGCAGCTTGGCTTTTACGGCCCCCTTCATGGCGGCGGCGTACCGGTCAAATTTCCCGCTGGTGTCCTCCAGCTTGGCTTTCGCCTGCTCCATCCAATCATTCATGGCGGTTTCCCCTTTCTCGTTTCCCCTCGGCGGCGGTGGTCAGAACCTCCACCATGCCCCGCCGCCGCAGGTTTTCCATGCTGATCCGTTTCAGCATGACCCGGTCCCAGCATCCCCGGTCCACATCCACGCTCAAAAGCACCTTCCCCATCACAGGAAACAGCTTGGCCCTGCAGATCCCTTCATCTGTTGTCCATTCCAGATAATAGTCCGGCATGCGGAAGGCCTTCCAGAACCGGCAGACGCTCCGCTTCTCAACCTCATAGGGAGTCCCTTCCGTGTAATCCCGGACCAGCTCCCAGAGTCTGCTTTTATTCGCTTTCAGCCGTTCCATAATTTTCTCTCCTTTCTTCCGGCGGAAGATACCACACCTCCGCCTCTTTGACCGCCGAATAGGGCACCCCCCAGATCCGGGCGGCGTTCTGGATGGCGATCAGCTTGCTGCCTCCAGGCGCCACCACCGACCCATAGGCCGGGTGGAAAACCCGCACGTCCGGCGGCTTGCTGCGCCTTGTCTTTTTCATGGTTTCATGGTATACTGACAGAGCAGATGCCTCGTCTGCGCTTTTTCCCATGTCGCCAACCCGGTTTCCCTGGCCGGTGTTGGCGATTTCCTGTTTTCTGTCCATGTAAGCACCCCCTTTTGTGCGCAAAAGAGCCGCAGCCGCTGTTGGCTGCGGCTCTTGTTCCCCGTCTCTCCCGGGGTTCCAGGCCGGTTTTCATGGCCACCGCCCTTCGGCGAGCCTTTTTCATGGGAAGGATACAGAGGTGCCGCATCTCTGCGGCTGGCCGCCCGGCCTGGTGACCTCCAGGAACCGCGTCTGCGTCCGGGCGTGGCGGAGACGGCGGGACTCGAACCCACACCCCGTTCGGGGACCTCGGTGTTCAAAGAATGTCACGCCTCACCTGTTCCCGACGCCCGGCTTCCCTGCGACTCAGGCTCGGAACAGCCGCCTCGGCGGCTTCGGTTCCTCCCCTTCGCTCCGGTCCATCCGGGCTGCTCACAACGGTTCAGCGCTTCCAATTGCCTTACCCTTCGGCCACGTCTCCAGGTTGCCGGTCTTTCCCGGCTGTCCGCCCGTCTGTTCCGGGCTGTCAAATAAAGGAGAGAGTTTGAGCTTTCGCCCTGGTCCAGGCCCCGGGACTTGAACCCGGTCCGCTCGCAGATTCCCCTATTCAGCTCACCCCTCTGGGGGAGCTGTCAGCGCTGGAGCGCTGACTGAGAGGGCAAATAAAATCCCTTTCTCTTGGAGACCTGTCAGCACCCCAGCGCTGACTGAGAGGGCATTCAAATCCCTTTCATTCAGCTCACCCCTCCGGTGGGCGAACTCCATAATTCAGCTCACCCCTCTGGGGGAGCTGGCCGCCGCACAGGCGGCCTGAGAGGGCATTCCAATCAAACGGTACACCTGCTGCCTGGGTGTGCCCAACCGGACTTCCACCGGCGCCGCGCCTCGTCCACGCGGAGCCCCTTTTACAGGCCGGGGCTTATCCATATAGGAGGCCGGTCTCATGTCTGACCGGTGCGATGCCGCTGGTTTCCCGCCCAACGGCTCAGAGGCTTGTCCCTCACAGGATCCGCAGCACCACCCAGGTCCACCCCACCAGCGCCGCGGCCAGGACAACGCACTCCAGCATCAGCAGCCGCACCGCCCGGCGATTCCGGTCCTTCTTCCGCCGCCGTTCCCGCCGCTCAGCCTGAGCAGGCGTCTGGCACAGAGCCACAAAGGGGCTCGTCACTTCCGCTCCCTTTACCGGCAGTCTCACAATGTTCTCTTTGTTCTTCATGATCCAGTTCCTTTCTCTTTTGTTTTTCGATGTCCAGCAGGAAGCGGGCCGCCGCTTCGATAAAGTTCTTCTCCCGGCGCTTTCTTTCTTCTTCCGGCAGGATCGGGCGGTACACCCTTGTCTCGCCGGTCTTGTGCTGGATCACCTTGGTCAGCTGATACTCATACTCCACAGCGGTCACCTCCTTTCCATCCTATTAAGTCGGGTGCTTGTCTGATTCCCGCACCCTATCCCTTCTCTTTTTCCTGTGGTACAGGTCACAGCCGCCCTCCGGCCGCCGTTTTACGCCCAATTTGGCCCGGGTGACGCCCATCATCCAGTGGTAGTTGCAGAGACCTCCTCTGCTCACAAAGTGACAGCCGGCGCAGCCGCCTTTCTTCACGCCCATCCTGTCCTTATCACCTCGACTTCCCCGGTTTCTTTTTGAAGAAATCACCCTTCTTAACCCAGTGCAATCTCATCAAGGTGAAGAGCGGCTCGGAGTTTTCCATTGCGCTGGAGTAACCCCACCGCCGGTTTCAGCAGCGTGCCTGCCCAGTCCGGCAGGTGCGCTGCTTTCTTTTCCGTCAGTCTCCCCCGACGGATGGTCGCTTGCAGAATCACACCCTCACCTCTTCCTCCGTCTCCTTCGTTTTCTTCTTTTTGCTTCAACCTCATTTCTGGCTGATTCGTCCCCGTAGAACCAAGCCCCGTGGATGCAGTACATGGCAGCTGCTCCATCTATGTAGGAGCAGAGGAATCGTTTCAGGATCTCTGCCTGTTTCCGTACCTCCCGGATGTCTTCTGCTCTAACGTCCACGCCTCCAAGTACCGTGTCGAATTCTTCCTCCATGACCTCATTCAGAGCCGGGTTCACTTTCTCATACATGAGTTCCAATGTATTAGGACCAGCAAAGTCAACTGCGCTGTATCCACTTCCTTTTTTGAATCCCTTTGTATAAAATACTTCCCAGGTTCGATTCCAGGCGGTTTCTAACATGTCTTCCAGAACTCTATCCAAATGCCTTACACCCCCCGCTACGCCCACATCCTGGGCGTGATTTCTATTTAGTTCCCCTTCTCAGGTTTTTGTGGTACAATCTTTCTGAACTGTATCACCAACTGTAAAGGAGATACCTATGCCACATGGTTTCCTTCGACATTTCAATCTCCCTGATGCGCTCTCTTCCCGCCTGATGGAAGAGGATTTCTTAGCTCTGGCCAGTGAAATGATTGCTTCGGCGAAATCAGACTGCCGAATAAAACCGCAAGTGCATATTTCTGTTGTCCGGCAGAAGGAACGAACGACCTACGTTCCATATACCTTCAAAAAGCGATCATCCCTCAGTTCTGGCTATGATCGGGTAGAAATCTCCATTTCCTGTCCTCAGAAGGACTACATCGCCGTCTGCTCCGTTTCCTGCACGGCAGAGGACAGTTGGTTCCGCCTGGAGGCTCCTTTTCTGAGCCATCCCGCCGCAGAGCAACGATTCCAGGATGTGCTCCGTTTCCTCCACTCTATTTGTCCCTCAGAGACAAATGCTGATTGCAAAGAGCAGCCAAATGAAGGAGACTGCGATCAGGCTGAAGTTGAGCATCCGCAGAGATTTTACAAGAGCCCGACCTTCTGGACTGCCGTTGAATCCATCACTGCCGTAGGTACGCTCATTTTTGCTGTGATTCAGTTCTGCTTTCACTGCTTTTAATCCCGCAAACCCACTAATAACCAAGCATCCGTGAGAAAGAAGAAACATCACCATTTCCCACTTCTCCACCTTGTTCCCACCTCCCCCACCACACCTGCCTTAGTGGTATTTATTTGATGAGATACGGTTTAACCGTGGAAGCCAACAAAGAACTGGCCTCCATCAAAGACGATATCGGCGGCCTATGAGCCTGTCCCACAGGAACGCATAGTAAATGATGGTTCCCACAACATAGCCACCCAAGAAGCAGAGGATATATACGCCTGCCATATTACTCCCCTCTCAGATTTTGTCGGATCTCTCGTCAGCTTCCAGACCACGAATAACGAGCCGACGAATAATTTCCGAATATGTACACTTTTCATATCCAGATGATTTTTTTAACTTTTCCAGTTCCATAACAATTTCATCCGGAAAAGACACCGTAGTTCTTTTCATATCTGTCATGGTCATTCTCCTTTCTTCAAAAGTGGTGTACTTATGTGCATATGATACCAAAAAGTGGTGTACCTATCAATGGTCAAATTTCACAAAGGTACACCACTTTTCTTGTTGATTTCGGTACACCACTTATTGTTGATAAAGTGGTGAACTTTTGATAAGATATAATAAATATATGGAGGTATGGAAATGGCAACTGATAAACCAAGGTTTTCCCTTACAATGGATGAATCTCTTCTGAATCGGGTAGAAAATTATCAACTTAGGCACAATATTTCCACAAAGAGCAAAGCAATCCAATCCCTTGTTGAGGTTGGGTTAAGAGACTTGAAGCAACCAAGCGCCGCTTTGAACGCAAAAGAAAACCTCACCCTTAACGATGAGGATGAGGAATTGTTGAGGCTATACCATCAGTTGGATCATGACGATCGCTTGACAATCAAGGGCGAAATCCGCGGCTTACTCCTGACAGAAAAATATCAAAGTTCTGAAAAGAATCAAGCAATTTAGTTTCCTTTGCAGACTACTACAAAAGGGATTAGTCATGCGCAATATCCATGACCAACCTCTGGCAGTGAGGTGATATATTTGGATGTACCAATCCTGTGTTTCTTCATAGCCGCAATCATAATTCTAATAATATGGCTGTATTTCCGAACTCTCGATAAAAAGCGAAAGAACTCTTATTTGGAGCAGCAGCATAAATGTCAGCTTCTTCAGCAAGAGTATGAAAAGAAACTATCAACACTCCAACTCAGAGAAAAACAGTGCAACCTTTTGACCAACACATTAAACAGCCGCAAAGAATTTCTGGATCAGCAAACCGAAACGTTACTTTATAAACAACATCATATTAACGAACAGGTTCGTCAAAGATTCTCCGAAACTGTAGTTGACATATCACAGCGCAGGTATTTGACGAATACACCCGCTTTTCACTCTATACGAAGTAATCCGGACTACAACAAACTGAACTCCTCTCTGACTCAGTCTATGCATATCATTCCTCCATTCGACATCTCTTCAGATATTGAGAGCACGTCCGGTAATAGATA